TAAACGACAAATTATTGGCTTGTCATTGGGTTAAGGTGGCGTGTCAAAGACAATTAAACGACTTAAAACGAACAGATTTTGATTACACGTTTAATAAAAACGTTGCAAACATGGTTTGCCAGTTTATCGAAGCCCTGCCACACATTAAAGGTTCGCAGTTTGCTGGCACATTGCTACGCTTAGAACCTTGGCAGTGCTTTATTATCACAACCGTTTTTGGTTGGATACACAAAGACACAGGTCTGCGCCGATACAAAACCGTTTACATTGAGTGCCCTCGCAAGAATGGTAAAAGTACTTTATCAGCGCCGGTTGCTTTGTATTTGCTAACGGCAGATCAAGAAGCTGGTGCGGAAATTTATTCTGCCGCAACAACTAGAGATCAAGCCAAAATTGTTTGGGAAGATGCCAAAAGAATGGTAGACAGAAGCCCCGGACTGCGTGCGGCTCTCGGAGTTCGTACTTCTGCTCACTCTATTTTCGTTCCTAATAGTTCTTCAGCGTTAAAAGCATTGTCCCGTGACCAACAAGGTAACTTAGACGGGTTAAATATACATGGCGCCATCATTGATGAATTGCACGGACACAAAGACCGTGGCATTTGGGACGTTATTGAGACTGCTACAGGCGCTAGAACACAGCCTTTGGTGTGGGCAATCACTACGGCTGGCAGTAATAGGGCTGGGATTTGTTACGAACAACAGGCTTATTTGCGTAAGATACTAGACAATGTACACGCCGATGATTCATATTTTGGCATTATTTACACTATCGACGAGGGCGATGACCCGTTTTGCGCTACGTCTTGGCAGAAAGCCAACCCTAATTTCGGCATAAGTGTTAGCCCTGAAGACTTGGCAAGAAAGTCAACCAAAGCATTGCAGATGGCGGCGGCACAAAATAACTTTTTAACTAAGCACTTAAACGTCTGGGTTAACGCCGATACATCATGGATGAATATGCAATCATGGGAACGTTGTGGCGACAAAGCCTTGGACGAACGTGATTTCCTTGATGACCCGTGCGTTATATCTTGCGACTTGGCTACAAAGATCGACATTACAGCCAAAGTAAAATTGTTTTGGAAGCCTATAGATGGCAAAATGCACTATTACGTCTTTGGAAAATATTATTTGCCAGAAGATGCGGCTTCAGATGGCAGAAATAACCATTATTCTGGCTGGTCCACAGAAGGCAGATTGGTTTTAACAGACGGAAACGTTACGGATTACAGCGTTATCGAGGACGATATAAGGGAAGATGCCAGACAATTTAATATTTCACAGGTATATTTTGACCCTTGGCAAGCATCGTCAATCATGCAAAGGCTACAATACGACAACTTGCCCGTGCAAGAGTATCGACAAACAGTGCAAAATATGTCTGAACCAATGAAAGAATTGGAAGCGCTGACATTACAAGGTAGAATACATCATAATGGTGACCCAGTTTTAACTTGGATGATTTCGAATGTTGTTGCAAGACTTGATGCCAAAGAGAACATTTACCCGAAAAAAGAGTTTCCAGAAAATAAAATTGACGGTGCAGTAGCGTTGATTATGGCTCTCGGTGGTGCGTTATCTTTAGAGAATCAAAATGACGGCGACTTGGACGGGTTCTTGAACAACCCGCTGTCGGTTAAATATTAAGGAAAAGCATGGCTACATTTTTCCAAACACTGAGGCGATTCTTTGGCAATGTCGGCTCGACAGGTCAGCAAGAAGGCATTCAGTACACCGAACCATTTACCAAGGTTTATGAAATCACGCCTGACTTCGGCATTGATGGGGCTTTGCAAGTATCGGCAGTTTGGGCGGCGGTTGAGTTGTTATCTGACAACTTAGCATCGTTGCCGCTGTTTGTTTACGAGCGTGAGGCGGGAGCCGAAGGGCATAAAAAGCTAGCCCGAGGCACTCAGCTTTGGACATTGCTACACGAAACGCCAAACAATCGGCACACGCCTATGGAATTATGGCAATACCTGACAATGAATTACATCTTGCGGGGCAATGCCTACGCTAGGCTTGTTCGTAATCAAGCAGGTGATGTGATTTCTATGATTCCGCTAGCGTCCGATCAGGTAGAGGTCGAGGTGCTAGAAGATCAGTCGATCATTTATAAATATTATTACGAAGGTAAGGTTGTTGTGTACGCCACTGATTCGATGTTGCATTGGCGTGACAAGGGCAACGGCGTGGTTGGTATGAGTCGGTTGGACTATATGCGCTCGACAATTAACGTTGCCGTGGGCGCACAGAATCACATGGCTAATATCTTTAGGAAGTCAGCCAAGCGCCCAGGCGTGTTTATGCTCGACAAGCTACTGACCGAAGAACAGCGTGCTTCGATTCGCAAGAATTACAAAGGTTTGGTCGAAGGCAATGACGATGATTTGTTGGTGCTAGAGGCGGGGGCAAAGTTTGAACCGCTCAGCATGACACCGGCTGATGTGCAGTTGCTAGAAACTCGCAAATTTAGCGTCGAGGACATTGCCCGTTGGTTTGGTATTCCTAGCGCAATGATTAACCACACCGAAAAGACCACAACTTGGGGTACTGGCATTGACCAGTTGATTCAAGGTTTCTATAAGTTCCGATTGCGTCCGATGCTCGAATCGCTAGAACAAGCCCTTGAGCGTAGGGTGCTGACACCCGCACAGCGTAGGCGCTACACGGTTGAATTTAGCCTTGATGCTATCTTGCGTGGTTCGCTTAGAGATCGCTTAGAGACAGGCTCTCAGGCAGTACAAAACGGCTTGATGACTAGAAACGAATGGCGACAGTTGGAAAACTTGCCACCGATGGAAGGTGCTGACGTACTGACAGCGCAAGTTAACTTAGCACCGGTCAGCCAGTTGGGACAGCAAACAGATCAAGCGCAGACAATAGAACGCATGGCAGAGCGCATTGTTGAAATTAAACAACTAAATGCAAATGCCAGTAAAATAAAGCAAATATCTAGCAAAGAGGTGGCGATATGATGCAACGAAAGAATATCAGCATTGGCGATATTGAATTAAAAATGTTAGCCAATGGTAGTTTTTCAGGTTATGCCAGCACCTTTGGTGGTGTAGATTCTTACAACGACACGATTATTGCGGGCGCGTACAAAAGCGTAATTGACGAGATTGAGCGCGGCAATTCTAGTATGCCTAAAATGTTTGTTAACCATCGGTCTTGGGATATCCCTGTTGGTAAATATACATATATGGAAGAAGATGAGCGCGGTTTGTTTATGACCGGCGAATTTACCAAAGGCAACCCACAAGCCGATATGGTTAAGGCGGCGATGCAACACGGCACGCTAGATGGTTTGTCGATTGGCTTTATGATTGGCGATTATGAGATGGTAGAAGAAGATGGCAAGACAATGCGATTGATTAAATCCATTAAAGAACTGCCAGAGGTTTCTATTGTGACGTATCCAGCGGACGAAAATGCAAGGGTTGATTTGACAAGCGTTAAGTCTACGTTGGATAATATAAATAATATTAGGGATTTAGAGGACTTCTTGCGAGAGGTAGGGGGTTTCTCTAAGACGCTTGCGGTGGCAACGGTAAGCCGAAGCAAGCGGTTGTTTACTCTGGGCGAGCCAGTAGTCGAAAAGGAAGTAGACTTACCGCAAGAATTAAAGCAAATGATTGCTTTAAATTTATTAACTGCTCGTTCAGGAGATTAAAATGAGTGATTCAATTTCAGAAATTAAAGCCCTTGCAGAAGTGCAAGGCACATTGCTAGAAAAGCACCGTGAACTAAAGTCATGGATGGAAAAAGCCAACGGCGAAATCGAAGTCGCCCGTAGCGTTTCTGTTGAAACCAAAGCGGCTTTGGAAAAATTGTCCGATCAATCAGCAGGCTTGTCAGACAAGTGCCTAGAGATTGAGCGCCGCGTGGCTGAGGGTTTCAGTGGTGCTAAACAAGCATCAGATGACACCGCTGGTGAGATGCTCGTCAAAAGCGACAGCTTCAAAGCAATGGCCGAAGGTCGTTCAAAGTTTGCACGGGTTGAGTTGAAAGCCGCTATTATCAACGCCACCGGACAGAACCAGCCTTTGGTTCCTTCTGACCGTTTGACCGGCATTATCAAAAACCCAGATCGTTTGCTTACGATTCGTGACGTTTTGCCAGTTGGCCGCACCGCCTCTAACTTGATTGAGTTCACGAAAGAAAACGTGTTCACCGACAACGCTGGTCCTCAATACGATTCACCAGCATTCGAGAACGTGACCAAGCCTGAGTCAGGCATTACCTTCACGCTTGAGAACGCCCCCGTAGTGACTTTGGCTCACTGGATTCCTGTCTCACGCCAAGTGCTTGATGACAGCCCACAGTTGGAAAGCTACGTTAACAGCCGTTTGTTGTTTGGTCTTAAGCTCGAAGAAGAAGATCAGTTGTTGAACGGTTCAGGCTTGTCAGGCAACATTGGTGGTTTGTTGAAAACGGGTAACTTCACGGCTTATAACCGTGCTGTGACTGGCGACACCAAACTAGACACATTGCGTCGCGCTATTACTCAGGCTCAATTGTCTGAGTTCATGGCTGACACGATTGTGTTGAACCCTGCCGATTGGGAAGAAATTGAGTTGCTGAAGGCTACTGACAACCAGTACGTTTGGAGCAACCCTGTCGCAATGGCTGGTCCTCAGATTTGGGGCAAGCGTGTTATTCCTACCAACTCTATTGCTTCCGGTACTTTCTTGGTTGGCGCAATGGCAATGGGCGCGCAAGTTTGGGACAGAATGGATGCCGCAGTGCAAATCTCTTTCGAGGATGGCAACAACTTCGTTAAGAACATGGCAACCTTGCTGGCTGAAGAACGTTTGGCTCTGACTGTGTATCGTCCCGCAGCTTTTGTTAGCGGCTCGTTCTAAGTTGTCTATGTTGTAAACTTGGGGCTTAGTGGTGTAAAAACTGCTAAGCCCCATTGTTTTTTTGGAAACCGATATGGAATTGATCGACGTTATCGCTAGGGTGCATTTTGAAAATCCTAAGACTGGAAGCGTATCTCGCAAGCAAAGACTACGCATCATTAAGCCATTGGCAGAGTACTTGGCTGGCTTAGGATTGGTTGATTTTTTAAACCCTCCACAGGCGGTTGTCAAAGAGTACCCCAAGACAGAACCGGAAAGCCTTGGTGGGGACGAACCGTCTACGTTGTCGCAACCGGTCCAAGCCTTACCCGAGACGATTGCAACACCATTCAGGCGCGGGCGGCGCAGAAAGAACAGCGAATAATCGCAGTCAAAGACGCATGGCGATGGTTACCGAACGCAGACATTATGTACGCTTGCGACCCACATTGGTGGGATAGATACATGGGCGAGTTGCGCCGTGATTTTGTGGGTGAGCTGTGGACGCAATCCCTTACAAGCGCAAGAAAGTACAAATTGCACTTACAAGCGGGAGAATCAATGCCAGGCTTAGGACGGGAAAAAATCCATTTTGGAAACAACTCGGGCTACCAAGCTATCAATCTTGCATACTTACTCGGTGCAAATTCGATAATTTTGCTTGGTTTTGACATGAAACGTGAGGCAGGTAAAATGCATTTCTTTGGCCATCACCCGTACCACCGACCCGAGCAAGGACCAACCGACGCAATTATGCAAAGATGGTGCAGAAACTTTGTAGAACTAGCCGCTGACCTAAAGAGCGAAGGCGTTACCGTCTA